AGCACAATACACACTAATGCACTTGAAGCAGGTTACCAATTTGTAAAATACAACATGGCAAATGGTGCATCTCTTGAGTTAATCCACAATCCTCTTTATGATGATAGAGAGATTAACTTTGAGATTGATGAAGTTACAGGTTTCCCAATTGAGTCACAAAGAATTACATTCTTAGACTTCTCAGGAGAAGCTAAAAACTCTAACATCAAAATCATGTGTAAAAAAGATGGTTTTGCCTTTACTTATGTTGAAGGTATGTATGGTCCTTATGGTCCTAAAAATGGTGGTTCTTCTGCACACTCTGGTTCTTACTATGAAATGCATGTTGAAAAATCATGTGGTATTCATATCCATGACATCACTAAATGTGGAGAATTAATTTTATCTCGTAACTAATTTTAAACATTATAGTCATGGCATGTTCTATGAAACCTAAACCAGGTTCTAGACCTAAACCTAGACCTAGAAAATAAACTAACAAGCTCCTGTAACAGGGAGCTTTTGGTGGTAAAGGGAGTAAGGTAATCTCCTAAAATAAGTTCATTAATTTAAAGAGAAAAAAATTATGGGTTCAGTAAAAGTTGAAGTCAGACCTATTGAGTCAAAAAGATGGCACAATAAAACAGGTCAAGAGTCTTTCACAAGACCAAAAAAAATTCAAGCATTAGTTGATGCAACTACTATGAAGTATGCTACAGGATTAACTGAAGCAGAAGTCAAAGAGTTATTGACTAAGAAGAATGTAAGTTATGATTTAACAAATAATTATAACTCATACACACCTCACCCATTTTGGGATTCTAACATGGCAGTTGTTAAATTAGAGAACAATACAATGTTTTTTAATGTAGATAACCCTTTAGATTTCATTAAAGTGAGAATAATGAAAGCTAGTAAGTTTGTTGCTAATTCAATGGCAGAGTATGATCAAGGTATGTGGCCAGAAGCTACTCATGTTATTTTTGATGAAGCAGAACAAGCATCAGTTTTAGCAAGTAAAGTAGAGCAAAAGAACACTGCAATTATTGAAGCTTCTAAATTAAGCTTAGATAGAAAAGTACAATTAATACTTGTACTAGGTGGTAAAAATATGAAGAATCAATCTGCAGATTTTGTTGCTGTAGAGTTAGATAAGATTATTCAAAAAGATGCCGGAGAATTTTTAAGATATTTGAATATGGATAAAAAACAAACAGCAGCACATGCTCTTGTTTTAGAAGCACTTCAAAAATCTGTATTAAGAAAAGAAGGACAAAGAATTTATCACATGGATTCTCCTTTAGGTATTGATGAAATAGAGGTAGCTGAATACCTTTCTAAGGAAGAAAATCAGGATATTAAATTAATGATATTGTCTAAGATTAATAACTAAGAGTTATGGTTACTAGGGAAATGCACTATGACTTCAAAACGAAGTTTAATAAAATAGATAGTCAGAAGAACAGAAACTTATTAGTACCTGAAATTGATTGGTTACTAAATGAGGCTGCTGAACTATTTGTAAAAAAAGTGTCAAACCCTAAAACTCAAAATAATCTTGGTTTTGAATCTAGTCAAAGAATCATTGATGATATTAAGAGTATTGTTAAACCTGGGACTTGGCTTCCAGTAACTAATAACATAATCTCTTTACCTTCAGATTACTTATACTTTGTAAGATGTAGAGTTAAGTTGTCTAAGAAAAATTGCAAGTCTCAAGAAGCTGTGCTCTATATTAGAGAGCACAGAGACTTGTTTGAAGAAAGTACATTTTATAATGGTAACTTTGAATGGAGAGAAGTCAATGGTGTTTACACAGACCAAGGAATTCAATCTTTTACAGATGGGACCTTTACAATAGATCAAGCAAAGTTGACTTATATTCGCAAGTGGCCTTACTTCCACAATGCCCAAGACTTTGGGTCAGGAAGTTATGTCTTACCTTCAGGTGTAACCTTAACAGGTACTGTTCAGTGTGACCTCCCTGCACACACCCATAGGGAAGTTATTTAATTAAACAATCTGATTATAACCTAATTTACCAAGTGTAACTGGTAAATCTGAAGTTTGACCTCCCTGCACACACCCATAGGGAAATTGTAGATATAGCAGTAATGCTTGCAGCAAGTGGAGTGCAAACTTCAGATTTACCAGTTACACTTGGTAAATTAGGTTATAATCAGATTGTTTAATTAAATAACTAGAAATTATGAGTAATCGTAACAATGACGTTTTTAGAGTGTTACCAGTTACAGACTGTGACCTCTTACCAGCAGGAGATGCTATAGAAGATTTGAACATTGGTCAATTAGGTGCATTTGATGCAGCTACTAACTTGGCTATTGATTCAACTACTTCTCCAATGCCAAAAGAAATTTTCTTTGCTTTGGCTTATCAAACTGATGCTGGAAATACTGACTACAGATTTTCTGCAGGTCAAGTAATTCAAAGACAAGGTGTAGTAGGTTTTACTGAAAAACTTTGTTCTCAAGGATCTCCAATGAAAGTTACTGTAGGTAACTTTAAAGCTGAGTGTGATACTGAGTATGGAATTAGAGTTGAGTTCCGTAATGCAAAAATCAACAGAATCCAAGGTTATAACCAATTTAGCAAAGCTTATATGGTTACAACTCCTTGCTGTGATGATTGTGCTGAAGGGTGTGGTAGTTTAGATGCTAATGTATTATCACAATTATTTGTGGCAAACATTAATGCTGATGAGTCAGGTTTAGTTTTAGCTCAGTTTGTTGCAAGACAACCTTTGACTATTGCTACTCATGGAGTTTCTCAAAACTATGCTACTGGAGCTGTAATGTTGCCAGCTGATGTTGCACAATTAATTGTGTTTAACTCTACTGCAGCTCCTACTGCTTTAGTGTTTGCTGATTTCCAATTAGTAAGTCAACCACTTTCTATTGGTTCTTTCTGCCAAGTTAACTTACACTACTACAAATTGTTAGAAACAGTTTTAATTGTTTCTTTAATTGAAGGTTTTGGATGTTCAGGTGCAACTACTGTTAATACTTACCCTACTTATGCAGAAGGTACAGGAATTAACATTCAGCAAAAAGAATACCATGCTTCAGGATGGGCAGGTTCAGGACCTTACAAATTGTCTGGAGTAACTGGTACTCCTTATGGTAACATTGTTTACTTAGCTGATAAGAATACTAATTATGACCAAGTTATCTTGGAATATAACCAAACTTCTGAGTCAGGATGGCAAGAGTATAGTAATCCATTAAGTACAGTTTTTGCATTCCCATGTGATGATTGTGATTTAGATGAGACTATCACAGACTTGTTGACAGCTTTTATTGCAGGTCAAAATCTTTCACCAGCAGTAGCACCTTAATTATAGGAAAAAGCTATTAGATAAAAACATCTCTATTTAACGTAGAGATGTTTTTTTAATTTTGTATATTTGAACCTGATAAATCTATCTATTATGGCCCTGAATTACACATACATTAAATACAAAGATGTTCATACTCTTACTAATAATGAAAGTATAGATATGACTTATACTGTAGTTAAGAATTCTTGTGATTCTTCTACTAACTTGACTACAGGTGTTATGACTCCAGGACAGACCATAACTTTAGGTTTTGCTACTGATGGTAACTATACTATTGAACTTTCTACACTAAATGATGATGCATCTTTTGATATTGCTTATTTTCAGAATTTACTTAACTCTTTTATAAGAGATGCTGAAAAATTATTATGTGGTTGTGCTAAGTGTGGAGACTGTGAAGAGTGTAATGAGTGCCAAGATTACTTAGGAGCATTTATGAAGTCTTTTGCATTTAACTCCATCAATACTCCTCTTTATCAAGAGTATGTAAACATGATTGCTGAAGCTGTTCTTTGTGATTTTACTGATGAAGTAGTTTGTAGTATCACTAATGAAGAAGTATTTGGGACTTCCTCTGTAAAGGAACCTATGTTAAAAATACTAAGTTACTACTATGCAGCTTTTTATTATAAAGATTTCCTTATGGCTGTTGATCCAGCAGAAGCTGATTATATTACAGCCAAATATAAATTTGTTAAAATAGCCAAGTGTATGAAAAAATTAGGAGTAGACCCTGCACAGATATTCACTTTATTTGAAAGTGAAAGTAATGTATATTACTGGCAACTTGATAATACTCAAGATGGTATTGCTCAAGTAATAGCTTTGCTATCCCCAGCATATATTGCAGCTAAACCTAGTTTACCTTTCTCAACATTTGAGGCAGGACACATAGTATCTT